AAGATAGAGGTTTTCACCTGCCGGTAAGTTTCCACTTTCCCCTGCATTAATTGCGCGAATTGGTACAGGTAAACTAGAAGCGGTTGCAGCTGTTACTTCATATTCAATGCCTGCGCTTGTTTTTAGAATGACTGAAGACGGTACCAATGACGTTGAGTTTTCAACGTTACAAGTGCCCTCTGCAAATGTTAATGATATACGCCAAACTTTTAGGCGCTCGGCATGTAAGTACAACCACTCTTCGTCACAGGTTTCAGGATTAATTTGTTTGAATAAGTAATCAGAATAAGCATATTGACCAAACGCAATACCGCCAATCACCGCCGCAAACGCATCTATTGCAGGGTTATCTACACCTGTTTTATTTTGAAAGGTTGTTTTTGCTCGATATATTAACGATTGTAAGCTAGGTGTTTCACTCATATTGTTACCTGTTGTGTTGTGCCGTCTTTCAGCGTGACGTTCATAATTCGAATTAGTTTTTCACCTTCAAAATAGGCGGTGACTTCTATAGCTGTTGCTACTTTTTTATCAATTAGCCATTGTAAGGCTTGCTCTGTATGGCGCTTTGCTCGGTTTAGTGTGTCGACTGTTCGTTTGCTACGTGCAAGCGTCCAATCTCTGCAACCCACGCCTTGAACAAATTCACCGCCCCACCAACCTTGTTTATCCTGGTTGTTATCTAATGGATCATTCTTTTGCGCTTTTGCCCAATTAAGCAGACTTTGCAATATTGCATGCTCTAAACCAAGAGTACTTTTTACAGGCTCGGTGATGGCTGATAATTGAAAAAGACTCATATTTATTCCTGTAGTGGCGGTGTTGTTGGATCGCCCAGCTTAGTTGTTGTATGGGTATGAAGTGTTGCGCTAGTTCCATCAACAATCACGTCACCACCTGTCATTTCCATACCACCTTTTGCAGGAACAGCACCACCACCTGCGGCAGCTAAACCACCGACTGCACAAACGCCTGTAATTGTGGCAGCAGCATTAATTTTAGTGATGCCATTGATTTCTGTTTTACCGTTTATAACCGTTTTCCCATTGATTTCGGTTTCACTGTTAATGGTTGTTTTGGTTGCCTTTACAGTGGCATTTTTACATTTCACATTGACGTTTTCACCTGCTTCAATATCCACAGTTTTAGGCGTGAAGTTTTTAATGCCTCCTTCATGCAAATGAACAAAGCTGCCTCGGTGGTCATGTATTGCAACATCACCCGGTTGTAATTCTATTTCGTAGCGTTCATCTTCAATGCAAACAGCAATACCTCGAGAAGTATCACCACCAACAAATAAGGTATAAGCTTTTGCACCAGGTAATGGCCGACTCATAAAACCGTAGTTATGGACGCGTTTTATGCGGTCGTTAATAATGCCGGTTGCCAGTTTTAATTGAACAATCCCCGTTTCTACCCTTGTAACGATGCCAGTCCCAAAAATATTTTTTAAACGATTTAATAAGGGTTCAGACATAGCTATTCACCAAAGGACCTAAACAATTCAACACTGGTCGTTTCACTTTTATCATTAGCTGATATTGAAATGCTTTTAATAAGCAGTGTTTCATCAAATCCTTTTCTAGCGTTTTTAACGTTAATGGTTTTGTTTATTGCCGCACCAGTTAACGCCATGTGTAATCCTGGCAATGTTGTCGTTGCATTCAGTTCTTTTGCTGTTGCTATGTTTTTTTCATATTCAGCGCGTGTTTGGCAAGAAGCTGCATCTTGTAATTTGTCTGCAATAATCACTTTGATTCGGGAGGCATTGACAGATTCATCAAGCACAATAGCCTCGGCATCATCATAAGCACCTTGTATTTCATATTGGTAAAATTGGTCTTTGAAGTTACGTGTTACGTTTAATGATTCTGTATTTTTTCCTACTTCAATAATGGTGCTTTGTTCGTCGTTTTGTCCTGGACGTTGGATAACGATATAGCCATCATTTTCTATCAGCATCAGGTTTTGTTGTTTGGCCACTTGCGCTAAGTTTGCAAGTGGTGATTCAGCATTAATTTGAAACTCTGGTATTTCAGGTAGTGCGCCAGCTTCGTTACGAACGCTTAAACCAAACGGTGAGACAACACGTTCAAGCAGTTGATCAAATTGTTGGTTATAAATAGCATCTAACTTGATACGACTATCAATTAAGTTTGCAGAAAGTGAACGGCCAGATATTGAGGTTTGTTCACTGGTGCTATTTACGGCATCACCGACACTATCAATTTGACCATTAAAAATGGTGGTTCCATCAAGTTTAAATATCACTGGCAATGGACTATCAATATCTACATTGGGAATGGTCGCGGTAAAGGAGTGCGCCAACTGCTCAATACTAAATGTGAGGTTAGCTTGAGTGAATGGCACTTGTGTATTGTTGATATGCAGAGTTAAATCAGGCATTTTTCACCCTCAATAATCCACTTACAAACAAAGGATGTTTGATAGTATTTAAGCTATTCAATACTGTTATGTCTGTTTCTAAACTCTGTGCGATACAAAGTAATGGCATTGATTTTGGTATTTGGGTTTCAGATAATGATTGTTGAAACTGTATTAACTTAGCAGCTTGTGCACTTACATCTGTACGCAAAGATTCTACTGCTTCAACTAACGCTAAGCTTTCAAAGGTGGCCGCTTTGGTGACTTCATTTATCCGATCATTTAATTGGTTCTGAATGATGGTAATATTTTCTATCATTTCAGTTAATGACTGCTCTGCAATAGTTGAAACATCAACCTCTTCAATAACGCTTAACACGCCCATTTCAACATTAAGTAATATAACGGCAGTGGTCACCTGTAAATTACAATGTGAGAACTCAGCATTAATGTTAATTGTGCTGCTTAATGATTGCGTTGCAATAGTCGCAGCTGATTGAATGTTGCCCGATGGAGTGAAGCTTGATTGTGATCTGCTACTTTCATCTTTACCTAAGATTGTATTTTTTAAGCTTTTCACAATCGCTTTAAAGTGATCAGATAACGCACCAGGGGAATTTTTAATTGATTCAATTGCGGTGAAACCATCTTCTATTTGGCGATGTAATAAACCAAGGTCAACGCTTGATTGTGATAGTCGATTAGCAACATTACGCAAGCTAGAAAGCACACTAATAAAATCTAGTTTCATTGAATCTAATTCATCTGTAGACGCTTTTGAAACCGCATCAATAAAGACAGCGTTTGATTCTTCCATCACGGCATCTATTAATTGACTTGGTGTACTTTGGTCAAGACTGATTAACTCAACGCTTTCACCTTGCTTATAAAACTTAAGCGATAAGGTGACGAGCCCTTTTGTCGTGTTGAAGCTTTGAGAATACGTTTCATAAACCACATTAACTTCACCCAAATAGGGATGCTCTAATGTACCTTCGGGATTCGTTTCTAGTTCAAGTATTGTGGCGTTCGATTCAACTAACGAATTAGCTCCAACAAACACAACTTCAATACTAATAGTGCGAGCCTTAGCCCCCATCACTTTAATATGAGGTAGGTCGGCATAGGGTAACTCTGATACGTGCAGGCGTTTACCGCCATCAAGCGTGGTGCTTAGAATGTTTAATACATTACCATTCCATTTCCCTTCTTGTGTTTTACGCTCCCACATTGAAACACCTCATCGTCATAACATCACACAGTTCATCAAACCAAAGAAAATCAGCACACCTCCCCCTCCGCACCGAAATTGCCCTCGGAAATTAACGAAGCCAAAAAACGAAGTGTTAGAACAAATAAAACCAACACTAAGCCCCAATATGCATGGGCTCATGGACTATTAAATCCATCTGCAACGGATCCTTTACAAGATCGCTTTGGATCGCCTTATCAGGTGGAAGCGATCCCTCCTTGGGTGAACGGATAACTTTCTCTAAAGTGGTGAATGTTGTAAATGTCACTCCACAATTTAAATTTTGACATTGGCAATATTGACGGCGAGTTTCATTCGTCAATGCTTCTGATGCAGCAATGCGACATTTGGCTAAACAGACCGGGCAATTCACTAAAGACATAGAGCCTCCTAATTCATTAATTAATAATAACGAGTCTGTAAAAAATTGAATCAAAGCCGCTATTTAATAGAGCAATATAAAATCACATCAAACCCAGTATTCATGGTAATTCAACAATACAATCACTGGATATAAAACCAACTGTCATTATAAACAGTTTTTGTTATTTTTTCAGGT